TGATTGCTCCTACAATTTTAGATCCATCTGCTAGTCTTTGTGTACCCGCTGTATTAACAGCACTAGGTGCATAAGAAGTTGTTGAGTCAATATTTTCTTGATCTGAAAATCTAATAAACATTTCGTCTCTTGTAGATTTAGTTCCAATTGTAGTTTCTGTTCCAAAAAATATTAAGTGTCTATCCGGTGTAGATACTAAACTAAAAGCTGATGATGTTGGAGCGTTAGGAAGTAAAGTTGCTCTTGTATTGTTTGCTGTTATAGGATCAGAATCCCATTCAAATGTTTCTCCACCAGATATAGTTGCAATAAGTTTGTTACCAAAATTATCTAAAGACCATAGTCCAGGTGCTGTTACAATATCTCCAGAAGCTGCAGCGTTCCATGCAAAAAACCCTGATGCGTCTGTTACTGTTGCACCACTAGAATGGGAAGCTGCTGTTGTACCTAAAGCTCCTCTAGTTAAACCTGATAATACATTGCTACTGTTTCCAGTATAAGTAATTAATTCAGAACCAATCTGTACTGTACCCGATGATGAAAAAGAAGATGAACTTGCTAATGTTAAACTTGTAACTGATGTATTTATTCCTGATGCAAGTGTTGATGTAAATTGTCCTTGTTGTACACCGCCCCATGATCCAAGGCCCCAACCGGTTGATGCAACTTCTACTGCTGGTCCAACTGAATAATAAAGTTTTACTCTAATACCTCCAGATGTACTTGCACCTGATCCTGATTCATTAGAGGCCATTGTTACAGTTAGTGTAGTAGTTGTTGGTACACTTGTAACTTGAAATTTGTTGTCGTCAAAATTGGCTGAGTTAAAATTAGAATTTGTTATAGAGGTAAAATTATCTAATAAAATAATATCCCCTTTGTTTGCATTGTGTGCTGATGAAAAAGTTAATGTTACAGTTGCTGATCCGTTAGTTGTAGAAAAGGCAGATGTTAAAGTTGTTGTAGCTTTAATTGGATGGATGTCATAAAAAATACCACCTGAATAAGCATACAATATCCTGTTTGTTCCAAGGGCCGCGTATTTAATACCACTAGCATTTACAAAATGGTGTAGTGCTGTGTTACGTCCCGTAATATCTACTGAACCTAATTGAGCCCAACCTCCTATTTTTTCAGGTGTACCGTATCTAAATCTAACATTATCACCATTAACCCATTGGCCTTCGCCACCAGTTGATGTAACTTGTTTATTAAATCCTGGTTGGAAATTAACTTTTTGTAACATAGTGTGATCCTATGCTCTACTATGGTTTAGTTGGCCACGTAGCGTCTGTACATTTAGCAACAGTGTCTTTACCAGCTGGTAAATCTCGAAGAGCTTGTCTGTAAGTTTTCATATCGTCTGATATAGCATTACCTTGTTCAAGTTCTGATACAATTTCCCAGTCATAAGTTTTTAAAAGACTATCTCTTTTAGATCTTAAATCTGCTAAAGCTCTAGCAGGAGCAGCATTAGTATAAGCTGTTTCCTCATTGTCTCTAGCTGTTTCTTCAGCTGCTGTAAATTGTACTCTGTTACCGTTAATGTTGTGATATCTTGGCATAGTTTTCTCCTTTGTGTTTAATTAACATGTTTATAGTATTCCGTAAAGGCAAATATCTCCAGCGTCTATATTGCCACTTTCCATGGTAAATTGTACCGCATCAATTGCAGCTGTTACATTGCAATAACCTGCAGCGAAACTTTGCATTGAATAATCTCCACTATAAACACAATTTGAATTTGACATGAAGTGTTTTACAAATGTTGTGTCCGATGGATTAAATAACGTAAGACTACCACTTGCACTTTCGTCATTTGCATTTCCTATATCCATAGTTAAAGCTTGTGCTGCTGTGCTTTGTGCTAAATCATCATCTGTTCTGTAGCTTAAATTTCCATTGGTTCCATTTTCTCTGTGTTGTGCTCTAAAAAATGTTGTAGTTTTAGGTGCATCATAAGCTGTACTACCATCTCTAAAATTTACAAATAATTTAGAATCATCTGTTGCTGGGTGTATGTCTTTAAAAGTAAATAAATATTCTTTGTAGGTAGAATCTAATACTACACTTGATGCCCCATTAACAAAAGTTAAATTAGCATCTGCACTAGCTGTTAACTTTTTAATAAAAACCATGTTAGCTCCACCCGCTGATAATGATCCAAAGGTAGTAGCTGCTCTAGCTCCTCGGTCATTTATTGTTATAAGTTTATTTGAAGGTAATGTCATTATGAATCCGATATTCCGTAAAGTTTAATTGTTCCAAGTTGAATATTGTTTGTATCTAATTTGAATTGTACAGCATCAATAGCAGCAGTAACATTACAATATCCAGCAACATAATTGCTAACAAAGTGAGGATCGGCATCATCACTTACATAATTTACATTTGATATAAAATGTTTTACAAAAGTTGTAGAACTTGGATTAAATAAAGTCATTTCTCCACTTGCACTTTCATCATTGTCAGTACCAATTTGAGCTGCACCAGTTAATTTTTGAAAACCAGCAACTTGTGCATTATCTTCTGAAGTATTATACTCAAATGCTGTTCCACCATCATTTTCAAAATTATATGCATACCATATAGTACATGTGTTAGTAGCGTCAAAATTTGTTCCACCATCTCTAAAACCAACCATAAACTCACTACCAGAACCTGATGGATGAATATTAATAAACTCAAACTTATAAATAGGGTAAGTATCATCTAATACAACACCATCAGTTCCATTTACAAAAGATAATGTACTATCTCCACTAGCAGTTAAAGTTTTAATATGAACTAACGCACCTGCGCCTCCACCTCCAGCTGCTGTAGGGGTAGTTGTTAGATCTTTAATTGATCTATCATTGTATTTAACTAATTTATCTAAACCTTTAATAATTGGCATTATTGTTTCGGCCCCACTCCGTACATTTTCATTGTTCCACTATCTATATTGCCACTACCCATTTTAAACTGAACCCCATCTATTGCAGCAGTTACATTACAATAACCACTAGTAAAACTGTTTAAAAAATTAGGAACACTATCATTACTTACATAATTTGTTTTTGCTATAAAATGTTTTACAAAAGTTGTGCTTGATGGATCAAATAAAGTCATTTCTCCACTTAAACATTCATCATTATCTAAACCAATTTGAGAAGATGAACTTAGAGCTTGAAATCCAGTTCCTTGTGCTTTATCATCTGCAGCATCATATGCTAGTGTAGCACTAGCATCATCTTCTCTATGTGCTGCTCTAAACAAAGTAGTAGTTTTAGTTGCATCATAAGCTGTACTACCATCTCTAAAATTTACATAAAATTCAGAAGAAGCAGAGGGGTGAATATTAATAAACTTAAATAAATAACTATTGTAAGTAGAGTTTATACTTGATGTAAAATCTAATGTTGCAGAACTTGATGCTGTCGCTGTTGTAAGTAAAGTTAAATTGCCATTAACCAAAGCTGCTGCTGTTGGCAACGCTGTGATTTCCGTTAGTGCTCTATTAACTGCTGTTCTAATAGCCATAGATCAATCCTATACGTAACCAAAAAATTCTATTAATATTTTTCCTGCTGAATAATCTGCGTTTGTTGCTGCGCCAGTAACCATGTATAAATATTTGTTAGCAGCTGGAGGTGTTGGAATCCCAACAACAGTTCCAATTGCAAGATCTCCACTATTACACATTTGTACTTGATTAGTTAAACTAGTTATTGCAGCATCTTCCGCACCAGTAGCTTCGTCTGCATACCAAAGATTAATGTCAGGGTCTCCACCAGCGGGAGCCTCGAAACAAGTTATCTTGCCACCTAAAACTGTACCATTAACAGCGGCTGTAATTTGTCCTATGTGAGAGTTTGCTGTACCTGCTTTACCTATGATGTCTCCATTACCAGAACTTGCTAGTCCTGTTAAATCAATTAAAATTCTTGTGTGTAAAATGTTTCCTAACTTTTGTACATCTGATCTGTAAATTGTGTTTGTACCATTTGTAATACCAGTACCAGCAGTTAAAGCTGTAACAGCAGTTGTACCCATACTTGCTGGAACAACGGTCCCATCTGATGGTTGACCTAGATCTAAAGTGTCCCCCATAACAGTTATAAAATCAATAACGTCATCTGTTGTTAGTGCTGCTGCAAATATAATTGTACTGCCTGAAATTGTGTAAGAAGATATTGGAGCCTGTAATACACCATTTAATGACACTAAACAGTGTTGAGCTGATTGTGGGCTGATTGCAACACTACCTACTGCTAGGTTAAATGTAGCAGTTGCGCTTACAGATATTGCATCGCAAGCTTGAAAATTACCGACTGTGGGTTGACTACCTATATAGGCCATATTAAATTACTCCTTTTAAATTGTTTACCATATTAAGCTATTCCGTACAAGGTGATAGTTCCAGCGTCTATGTTACCTGATTGATATTTAAATTGCATTGCGTCTATATCTGACGTGGTGTTAAAGTATCCAGCAACATTTGCGTCAACAGCGTAATTAGTAGCTGAATAAATAGATGTTCTACATATAAAATGTTTTACAAAAGTTGTAGAAGATGGATTAAACAAATGTAATATTCCAACATTACATTGATCATTATCTGAACCTGTAGTTCCACTTGTTTGTTGAAAACCTGTTCCTTGTGCTTGGTCAAAATTACCTTGATAGCCAAGAGCAGCGGTACTATCCGCTTCATTATGATTTGCAAAAAAAGTTGTTGAAGTTATTGCTACATTATAATTAGAACCTGCATCTATACTTCCTTGAAACGTAAATATTTGATCGTCTGTTTGCGGATGTAAATTATTAAAAATAAATACATACTCTTTATGTGTAGAAAAATCAACACCACCACTACCATGAACAAAATCTAAAGTTGCAGAAGAAGACGCTGTTAACTTTTTAATAAATTGCATAGAGCCACCACTGAAACTTGCTTCAAGATCATCGGCTCCTGAATCAAAACCAATACCTTTACTTGCGGTTGGTGTTACATTTAAACTGTTAAAATTTAATTTAGATATTGCCATTATGAATCTGCTATTCCGTAGAGTTTAATTTGACCAGCGTCTATGTTACCAGCAGACATTTTAAATTGAACAGCATCTATAGCAGCTGTAACATTACAATAACCAGCAGAAAAATTACTATGAGCGGCAGCAGAGCTATGAACACTGTTACCTCTCCACATAAAATGTTTTACAAAAGTTGTAGATGATGGGTTAAATAACATAAGTTCTCCAGAAATTGAAACATCATTATCAGCATCGTTATCAACAGTTAAAGTTTGAAAACCTGTTGCATTTGCTTGATCATGTGATGTTCTATAAGCTACAGCACCACCACCACCATCTTCTCCATGTACTGCACTAAAAAAAGTTGAAGTTTTTGATGCGTCATAAGCTGTACTACCATCTCTAAAACCTACTGAAAATTCATCTCCATCTCCACCTTGTTGAGAAGGATGACAATTAATACATACAAATTTATAAACAGGGTAAGTATCATCTAATACGACATCCGAACTCCCATTTACAAAAGACAAAGTTCCAGAAGAAGACGCTGTTAAAGTTTTAATTAAAAT